AATTTTTTTCTGTTCTATAGGTATCAACTTATTTATACAACATGGGAGGAGGACTTATGCAACTAGTAGCCTACGGCGCGCAAGACGTTTACCTTACTGGAGACCCTCAGATCACCTACTTCAAGGTGGTCTACCGTCGCCACACCAACTTCTCGATGGAGTGCATCGAGCAGACCTTCAATGGAACCCCTGCTAGTGGTTCCAAGGTTTCTTGCACCATCAGCCGCAACGGTGACCTTATCGGCGCCATGCACCTCGAATACACTAACCCAAATACACCGCTTGCCACTTTCGCTGCTCTAGTTAGCGAAGTAGAAGTAGAAATCGGCGGACAGAAGATCGACAAGCACTACGGCGAATGGCTCGACATCTGGTATGACCTTACCTGTGGTACTGATAAGGTAAAGACCGAAGTTCTCGGAGACTTGGCCGACTGTGAAGGTTTCGTACCACTTCAGTTCTGGTTCAACCGCAACGTTGGACTTGCGCTACCCCTTATCGCCCTCCAGTACCACGAGGTCAAGCTTAACATCACATTCGCTGCCGAGGATCAGGCGAGCAGCGCCAAACTCTGGGTCGACTACATCTACCTCGACACCGAGGAACGAAAGCGCTTCGCTCAGATGAGCCACGAGTACCTCATCGACCAACTCCAGTTCCCTGGTGCGGAAACTGTCAGTGGTCAAAGCGCCAAGATCCGTCTCAACTTTAACCACCCAGTCAAGGAAATCATCTTCAAACCATCCGGTGGCACAGCTGCCCAGAACGCAGCTGTTGATGACGTCAAGCTCATGCTCAACGGGCACGATCGCTTTGCTTCCCGTAGCGCCAGATATTTCACCAAGCTTCAGAAATACTACCACCACAGCGTGATCGGCACAGGCGCAGCCCAGGACGATGTATACGTGTACTCTTTCGCCCTTCGCCCCGAGGAGCACCAGCCATCTGGTACCTGCAACTTCTCCCGCATCGATAACGCTACCCTTTCTCTTGGGACCTACACTGCCGTCACTGGTGTAAACGTCTACGCCGTTAACTACAACGTCCTCCGTGTCGTCTCTGGTATGGGTGGTCTTGCGTACTCCAACTAAATTATCTGCTTTTTATTGATTATTTTTTATTATGATATCGAATCCGTAAGGATATATTTGCACAATCCTGCGGTTTAACCCTTTTTGCTTTTTCTCAACACTCACTTTTGCGAGTGTTTTTTAGTTGTTCGTTCTTTCAACTAAAAAATATTCGCTTTTAGATAAAAGACACAATGGGAGGGGGACTCATGCAACTCGCCACAAAAGGCGCCGAAGACGTTTTCTTAACTGGAGACCCTCAAATTACATTCTTTAAGGCCGTTTACAATCAACACACCAACTTTTCACGGGAAATCTCACAACTTGTTCCAGATAAACCCTTTCTAAACGGTTCCAAATCTAAAATCGTCATCAGTAGAAATGGAGATCTCGTAGGAAATATGTTTATTCACTTCACCACAACACAATATGACAAAACCAACAGAACTTGGGGGTCTTATATCAACTACATCGACCTCAAAATAGGAGAACACCTTATCGATAGGCAATACGGCGAATGGCTAGATATTTGGCACGATCTCACCGTTTCTAACGATAAAGTTGGAGGATATCAACCAAATTTAACAACTAGCTCCAACGCCAAAAGTGCAGGCACAATAGAAATGATGGGTAATAATCTAGGAACTTTCAATACAGAAAGCCCCGCTTCAGTACTCATACCTCTACAATTTTGGTTCAATAAAACTACTGGATTTGCTCTTCCCTTGATAGCATTATCTTTTGCGGAAGTTTCGATAGAAATCAACTTCAAACAAGCTGACACTGATTTAAATAATAATACCTTGGGTGGAGGTGTAACCCAAGACGAATACCTTATTGTCGATTATTTTCACCTCGACGATTACGAAAGAAAGATTTTTAACGAAAAAAGAATCGAATACTTAATAGAACAAGTTCAATTCGATGAAGATCCCGAACTAATAAGCAAAAATGGAGAATCATATATCACGGCCCCTTTCAAATTTAATCATCCCGTCAAAGAAATCATTTGGACCATTCAAAAAGCCGACAAAGACTACATAACCAACATCAACAGCGCATACTTCCAACTCAACGGCGTTAATTTAAACGACCCTCTACCAAGCATGTACTTCACTCACGTCGAACCCTACAAATTTCACACAAGAATACCAAAAAAAGGCCATCTATTCGTACAATCTTTCGCTCTTCGCCCCGAAGAACACGAACCTTCGGGATCTTGCAACTTTTCTCGCATAGATAAATCCAATCTGAAAATTAAACCCAAAACCGCAGGAGAAATAGATAAAATAAACATATACGCCACAAATTACAACATTCTATCCATACAAAATGGACGCGCTGGACTCCCTTACGGATACTAAAATAAACACGGAACGCTTCACACTTAAAAATACATCACTTATTAACTTAATAACGTAATAAATGGAACATTGGACCAGAAAACCTGCATCTACCGACGGTAATCCCATCACTTTTCAAGCTTTAACTTGGAAATCCTACGATTATGAAGACCAATTTCATATAACTTGCTGTGGTTGCAATGAAAATGGTGACTCGATCGGACTAACTGTCAACGACTTTACTCCTACTTTTTACATTAAAATACCAAACCAATACAAAACTTGGACCCCCGATTACACAGAAAAATTCTACGAATTCATCAAAAAACGACTCGGAGGGAAAAAAACTCACATCGTTAATATCACACTCGTTAAAGCTAAAATCCTATACCCCTTCACCAACCAAGAAACATTCCCATTTCTACGACTTAAATTCACTTCCCTCGCCGCTTTCAAAACCGCTTCCTACATATTCAAAAAAAATATCAAATGGCATCCCGATAAACCCCCCACTTTATGGGAACTCTACGAATCCAATATCGAACCCATGCTCCGATTCTGCCACTCTCGCAACATCAACACCGCTGGATGGCTTAAAATAAACACATACATCGACACTCAAACCCAATTTTCTCAATGCACTTACAACATTTCCGCCAAATACACCGACGTCGAACCTCTTCTAGATAAACAAGCAACCGCCCCATTCGTATTAGGAAGCTTCGATATTGAGTGCGACAGCAAAGCCACTCGCGATAAACACCAAATAAAATTCGATATCAACGCCGATAGAGACATCAAAAAAGAACTTCCAACCATTTTCCCCGACGCCACCCAAAAAGGAGACCAAATTAGAATCATTTGCACCACCTTGTGGAAATACGGGACCGACCAATACTTAAAACACGCCGTATGCATTGCTCCTTGCAATACCGCTGAAACTGGAGCCGACATATGCGAATGCGCCGAAAACGAACGCGAACTTCTCATCAAATGGTTCGCTTTCATCAGAAATACCGACCCCGACGTCCTAATGGGATGGAATATATACGGTTTTGACGACGAATACATATACAAACGCCTTAAACTACACGACCTAACCGACCTCATGACCTCTTGCACCAGAATTTCAAACATAGAAGGCTCCATGAAAGACGCAAAACTCGTAACCGCCGCCTACGGTTCCAACTTCTTCAGAATTATGGATATGCCTGGAATTTATAAAGTTGACCTCTACGTATGGTTTAAACGCGAAACAAAACTCGAAAGCTACAAACTCGACCGCGTAAGCGAACACTATCTCAAAGAAAACAAAATTGACCTCCTCCCCATCGACCTATTCTTCAAAATGAATATCGACGCCGCCACAATGGCCGAATGCGTAAAATACTGCGTACAAGACACCCTCCTACCCCTCCGATTAACCCACGCTCGAATGATATTCATCAACCTTATCGGTATGGCCAATATCACCCGTGTTCCCATCGAATGGCTCATCACTCGCGGACAACAAATAAAAGTGTTCTCTCAAATCACATACGAAACCAGACTTTGCAACGTTCTCGTCCCCAGCTGGGATAAAAAAGAATCCGACGAAAAATTCCTCGGCGCCACCGTACTACACGCAAATAAGGGCGCTTACTTCGAAGCCGTCAGCGGTCTCGACTTCGCATCTCTTTATCCCAGCATCATGATCGCTTTCAACTTGTGCTACAGCACAATGGTACTACCCAAAGACCTCGAAAAAGTTAAAAAAATGAACCACACGATAGAAACAATAGAGTGGGAACAAAAAGACGACGAAACCGGTGAAAAAATAAAGCAAACATACCACTTCGTCCAAAATATACAGGGCATTCTCCCTAGAATTCTCGATAAACTATGGAAACAACGAAAAGCCGTCAAAAAACTTATGAAAAACGCCAACAAAAACGGCGACGCCACCCTCGAAGGCATATACAACGCAGAACAACTCGCCATCAAAGTCAGCATGAACTCCGTTTACGGTTTCACAGGCGCAACAAACGGCTTTCTGCCAATGAAACCCATCGCCAGCAGCGTCACGGCAAAGGGACGCCATCTAATAGAAATAACCAAAAATCACTGCGAAAAAACGTTCGAATGCGAAGTCGTTTACGGCGACACAGACTCCTGCTACGTTAAATTCGTCGCTCGAGACAAAGATGGCTCCGTAATAAAGCCTGAAGAACCTGGTTACATGCAAGAAATTTTCAGACTCAGCGAACTGGCCGCCAACTCGTGCAACGAACACCTATACAAAAAACCTGTAGAACTGGAATTCGAAAAAGTAATGTATCCCTTTATGCTTTTTACCAAAAAACGATACGCATACCTCGAATGGGTCAATCCAGATAAAAGCGACCACCTCGACGCAAAGGGCATCCACCTCGTTCGACGCGACGTATGCCCTTACGTCCAAGACATCAGCAAAGTCGTGCTCGACACTCTTTTCTACGAAAGAAACATCAATAAAGCTAAAGAACTCGCAGAAAAAGCCGTCGGCGACCTCATCACCAATAAAGTGCCCGTCAACAAACTAAAACTCTCCAAAACTCTCAGAACAGGATACAAATGCAGCAAATGCCACATCCAGGAAAACGAATTCGGACAATGCGGATGCCCCAATAAAATTCCCACCATTAATTTACCCCACGTACAACTCGCAAAACGCCTAAAAGAACAAAATTCCATAGATCCACCTCAATCTGGAGAAAGAATACCATACGTCTTTATCGAAGGCACGGGTCTTCAACACGAACGTGTTCAACACCCCGAACTCCTTACTTCTTCCCAAAAAATAGACGGTCTGTATTATTTAGATCATCAGCTACGTGTCCCCCTCGAAACGCTACTGGAACTCGTACTCACTCCAGAAAACGGATACGAACACGGAACTGCCGAAATTTTTGAAAAGGGCGTTTTCGGAGAAACTATTAGTCTTCTTAAAAAAGCTTCTCAGGAAAGAGACGTTAGATACAAAAATACGCAACGTATAGAAGCTGCTGCCGTATTTACTCCCGGGATGCGCGTGAAAAGAAAAATAAAGGCTAACGAATTCGTTGAGGGGGTCGTTCAAGATGTCGATTTAGAAGAAGCACGAGTAAGTGTTCTTCTTGAAACAGGAAAAACTTGCAATATATTCCCCGATTCTTTATCAAAATTATAATATTTGCAATTTATAATATGTCCTCCTTATCCCGCAAAATAAAAAATATTATCAAAAACTATTGGCATTATTTATTAATTATATTAATGCTTTGCGGTAACATATACAATTGGGCCAACACAACAGAACTATTCACCCAACCCGAAGACACAAAGTTACCCGAGGCCCCCATTACACCTGAATTAGTGAAAACCCAGGAAAGTCTAATAAAACACCATATCGCAGAACTTAAAGATATTATGTTGTCCAGATTGTCATCAGGATCGTCATCAGGATCGTTGCCAAACGAAATTATAAATAACGACCCTAGATACAACGAACTAAAAACCACACTCGACGAAGGATTAAAACCACCCGAAAATTCTGAAACTCTATCTGAAACCGAACAAGCAGACAATCTTACTTCTATGATCACAACTATGATTCATCTTCTAAAATATACAGAGGACTACATGCTTACATACCATACCTTATTGAACGCAAAACCTTCAAGTGGAAGCTAAAATAAAAGTCATAACAATATATTTATAGGCTTCGTTACCAACTTATCGGCCCACCTCCTAAATTTTACAACGTTATCATCGCTAGGATTTGTAATACTCAAATCTTGCGGCACCTTATTTGAAAATCCACCGTAATCTCCTATAAATATCGGCTGACGTCGAATATTATCAATTTCGCGATCGCCCAAACTATACACGTACTCCACGCAACTTTTAACGCTATTGAAATTCTTCAGATTTATAAAACTTTTACTGTTAAAATACTCATTTACAACATCCGTCCCCAAATATATAGGAATACACCCCGCCCTATAAGCCAACGCTATCTTCTCCGTTATATACCCAGGAACATCCGCATTCTCAAAACACAACATAAACTTACAATTCGATAAAGCATTTAGAAGTTGTTTCGACTTATGACCGCCTTCTAATCTCTTATTCGTACTCTTGTAACTGCCAAAACACCTACCAAAACTCGAACAATTTTCCTCCCCAAACTTTAACACAAATTCATTAAACGCGTGCTCTCTAATAGGAACCGTATTCGAAGAACAATATGCCACACTACACGTCCTAATACAACTAAAATTAGTATACTTTCCCTTAACCAAAAAATTAGAAACGTACGGAAGATATATTATATCCTCTATTTCGCTATACTCCTCCTGCAATACATTAGAAAAACGCAAACTATACGGGACATCCTTATTGGGTGCAACGTCATACCGTTCATAACTAATGTATATGTGCGGCTTACCAACTGTATAATATTCACTTAATTTTAATCCAAAATTACCTTTTACTATTATATCATAACCTTTTCTCATATTTTCTCCTGCATCTACTTGCTCTTTCGTAACCACCACAAACTCATATTCAGTAAGAGAAAAATACGACGTGAGCGGAGACAAATAACTTTGCCACTCGGGATCCGCGCAATCGAATAAAGCCCTGATTTTTGTAACCGGGTCTTCTTGAATAAATTGCATTTATTATTAATTCATATTTTATACCTTATGTATATTGCTTTTATAATTTTATCATTTTTAAGCAACGTACATATCGATATTTATATTTACAACACTTCTCCACCATTCATCTTCACAATTTCCCCTATTAAATCAGAATAACCACCTCCCCCTTTCATAAAATAAGACGCTTTACCCATACTTATAAGACCCTTATCCGCATTATCACCCAGCATAAACTTTACTTTATACCCTCGTTTCTCCAACATTTCCTTTATCTTCATTAAATGCTCTGCCGACGGACGCAACTTATCCGAATCGCTAATATTGTGAGACCCAGCATAAACATACACTTCTTTCACAGCTTTCGGTATTTTTACACTCTTGTAAAATTCAACAGGCTTGTAATATATATCCTTCAGATCTTTACGAGTCAATACGTCCCCCACCCTTACGTGCATTATGAGAATATCATCCCCGAACTTATCTTGTAACTGGTCTTTTATCATATTGTAAAACTTAAGAATATCGTATTTTTCACCGTGCGCATCGTAATACTTACACGACAACAACTTTTCCTTATTAGAACAAAAATTTTGCAATTTTTTATCTCTGTCTTTTCGCCATTCGCCCCACCCCTTCAATATCGCGTTTAAATTATAACCTTTTTCGGTGGGATCGTCTTTTTGTACCACGCGTTTTGCTCCGTAATTTTGATGTTTATAAGTTGGCATCAGCGTTTTTGGGTCGCTTTCGTTAAAAATTATCTCTCCTTTCGTCGGCTTCAGACCTTCTATTATAGATTCAATATCTGCCCCGTTTCTAAACTCCTCTTTTCTAATCTTCTCTTTTCTACTAATTATAATCACTCTAACCAATACAACAACCAAAATAACCAAAACGATTTGTTTTATCGTAAATTTCATTTACACTTAACCCAGATTTTATTATCACACCCACCCGTAACTCCACTCCACAACACTCCTCGACCTACTGAAATTTATCAACAAACCATCCTTCTTAGAATCACATTGCCTCAAATAACCACACAACTGATTCTGACACGCCTTATTCAAACATTCCACGTTCTTCAACTCTATTATCCAACGCATAAACTCTATATCCGTCCTATTATGCCGCCCCAAATACAAATTACCACCGTCCATATAATCGTCGTGACTAACGTCCTTCGGCTTCGGTGGATAATACATGTCTATCGTTCTCTCCATCACTATCGTACCCTTGCTAAATCCAAACACGTGCTGCATTTCGTGCGCAAGACATACCTGATACATTCTCTCTGCTGCGCCTCTTGTGGGGTCTGGGCCCAAGTTAGACAGCACTTTTTTCGATAAATTTACTATTGTTTTTATGAAAGCGTACTTTTTTGTCATTGATTTCACTACTTTTGACGATAAAAGCCTCGATAAAGATGTCAGCAATTTTGAACGTGCTGCGTCGCGCTTTATTTTGATGGCCTTTTCGGCATCTTCTGTAGTGTATTTATAAGAAAACTTCTTCATATTCTCCAAATAAAAAACCTTCCTTTTGGCCGCTGCGTAGTTTAGACCCCCAGAATCTAATTCGCAACCACTCCTTGCACTCCACAAATTGACTATTTTATCCAATTGCTTCACCGTCAAATCCTCTAAAGTATCAATACTGATCGATATATCTATCAAATCCATCCGTATTTTTACTTTGATACGCGCTCTTCTTTTAAATTGTTGTTTTTGCACTTATTTTAACCAGTATTTCACGTCAAATTTAACCATTATGATAATGTCTTCAGTTTTTCTTCTGCAATCTTATATAATTTAGTATAATTATCGGTATATGCACCCGATGTTGTTGAATATTTAGATACAATTTGACAGCAAATTTGTTCCTTTGGAGTATAATTAATAAATAAAGGATTGTGTGTAAACACCATATCAATAGTACCTTTATTAATAGTTTTTTCAAGATCGTTTATTGTATGAAATCTATCAAAAAATCTTTTATAAAAAATAGCAAAACCCATCATTCTATGTTCTTTCAAGGATACAAAATTTGCTGGAACGTTATCTTGATTATCCTTGAAAACCAAATAAAAGGCATCAAGAGCAACGTAATCACATTCTGTTAAATCTAATAATTCATTCCAGTATTTTGTAAAGTTATTTTTTCTATAAACATCATCCTCCATGATTACAATCGGAAATTTAATTTTTTCTTTATTTTTATAAATATTTTTTAATAATTCAACATGCGATTTTGTGGCGGAAGATAGTGCTATAAAACGTGATATGTTTAAATATTCATCCCATTCTGAATGAATAAAATCCATATTTTGTTTTTTATCTTTCAAATTTATACAAAATGCATCAAGTTTGAATTTTGGATTAGATGTCGAAGTTATAATTCTTGATTTATAACATTTAGTTAATTTATAATCTATTTCAGTTTTTTCTTTCACCGCTCCTTCCCTTTTTTTATCCTCTTCCCCAAATGTTTCCCGCGCGGCCCTCTTTATCAAATAACTCACCAATATCAAATAAATAACCAACAACAACACCGTTTTTAACCCGAACTTCATCTTACTTACTAGACAACATTATATATTTCACATACTTCTTATTCAACCTTCGCTGATCTGGCGATAAAGACTTATTCAACTTCAATAGCATCTTAGTAACCGTAACCGAACCGTGCTTCTTGCTTAAATTATCCAACAACCCAAAACTGGTAGAAGGTCTTTGCTGCATACGCTTAACTTGCGATTTTGCACGCATATACCGCTCCATCTGAGACTTAGACATCAAAGGGAGCTTCAAAGTCTTTCGCCAAGAAGAGATTCTCGTGCTCCACCTAGAAAGCGCGTAACTCATAAAAACGCGCTCGTACGGAGTTATGAGAGAATCCATATTTTCGTATTCGTACAAAACACGGTGGATTAAATTCTCGAAATCGTTGTATTCCAACTGATACGGAACTAATCCGTGCTTGCTTAAATTCGTATGCGGATCCTTTTCCTTAGAAATACCGTACAACGTTGTGGAACGCGTGTCCATAAATCCCGTCAGCACGTCGTCGCTTCCCTTCTGATCCAAATTATACCCTTGCGCGTCCATAACCATCATCGTACGAACGTCTACTATATCTATGGGCTGCGCCGCTTGCGACTTTAGAAGACGCTCATCGAACGATTCAGAAGCAGTACCCGATATCGTCGTCGAATATTTCAAAAATTCGTTTTTCTTATTTTTTTTCAACACGTAAGCATTACTCCCGCTTGCAGCCGTCAGCCTCTCAACACTCAAACGCACAAGTATTCTATGTATTAACAACAAATGCGACATCAAAAAATACATCACACGACCAATGGAAAGCTCCGGCATACACGCAACAACTGGATTTTCACACGCTTGAAACAACGCCGTTTTTCTGTCGATCGCGGCTATCAGCGCCGAAGCGTAAGACGGGTTATCCGGAATCTCTTTTAGCAACTGCACGGGTCTAACGTTGTAAGCGTCATTTAACACGTGCTCGTAAACACTTTCGCCGTATTTCCAATAGGAGACTGGCCTCTTAAACAAACCTCTGCGCATTATATTAGTGCATCTCGACATCTGCGTTATGTATTCCTCTGCTTTTTTGCTCGTGCTCAACTTCATATCCTCGGCCCTGCTTCCCAAACTGGTATATTCATCCACGAATTTCTTCAGCTTTCTGTGGTTCAGTCTAAAACCGCTGTCAAACAGCATCACCATGGTGCGTTCGCAAGCGAATTCGTATATTTGTCTCTCGACGCCATTAAAGTCGTCTATTTTTTTATCAACGCCGCCGAAACCGCTGGATAAAAATCCAGAAGGGCTGAAAAAGGTGCCGCCGCCTCGGTTTTTAAAGATAACAGACATCAAGTACATTCTCTCCCATTCGCTTAAATTGTCTCCGGCATTAGATATCATATCTTTTCGCAATTCTCCGATCCGCTTCGCTTCGTCCTTAGGCTCTGGCTCCGACGGGGTCTGCAAAAATTCTCGCGATTTGTTGGCTATGAACTTATTGAAATTTTTCAAAAATTTACTCATCGGATGCTTTTTAGAAAGAGGCACTATTTCGTTGTCAGTTATCGTATATTTGTTATACAGCAAAAAATAAAATAACCTAACACGCCTCGACGATATCAACGCGCGAACTCGCCTAGATGCTTGAGCCTTTTTCTCAGTGTCGCTCTCATTCGTAGGCGCTCTTACTTTTTGGTATTTCTCTCCGTCACTCTCTCCCACGACAACCATTCCGTCGATGTCTTTTTCTTGTTCCTTTATGACCTGCTTGCTTTTCTTTTGATCGAAGGAATCCTGCAATTGTTCCACTGCTTTATACCGATCTTTGCGCACTTGCTCTTTCAGTCTCGCGAAAATCTGGTCCAGTCTCGTTTCGCTGGCCGTTGATATGTTGTGAATTAATTCCAGGACTATCTTAACGCAATCTTGGTGAAATATTATGACTTTGTAAAAAAGAATTATCTGCTCTACCATATTTTGAGCCCACGATTTTCCCCTCAACTCTAGCGACAATCGACGACCCGGTAATCTATTATTTAGGGATTTTCGTACTTCCATCACTTTAGATACGTCAAACAGCATTGTGTCTAAAAACTCAACGGGGTTCTGAGAAAGCGGCTTTATCTTTTTCAGAGACGACCTTCTCGTAGTTTTTAGGTCGTCTTTGAACGGCGATTCTTTCTCGTCGGAGTCATCTTCTTTTTTAGATTTGGATCCATCTCCAAAAAAGGATCTTTGTTTTCTTTTCATTTACTCATACTAATTATTTTATTTTCGGCTTCTAAGTTCCTCGTCTGTAGGCAAATATTTACTCGCCATAAACTGACCCAACTCTACATCAGCGCGTTCCTTTGTTATTTCTCCTTTTTCCTGGCGCTCTATCAAATGTTTCATAAAACTTATTATATTAACTGCATTAGCATCACTCAATATAACCTTGAAAAACATAGGATAATCTCCCTTTATTCGCGCATACTTTTCCTCCAGCTCCTCCGTTGTTACACCTCCACGGTCCAAATCCGCCCTTATAATTTTAGCCGCCACCAATATCTCCGAAAACTGCGCGCTCGAATATTTTAAACTCATCTACACGGCTTTATAATATTGCATTTTATTTAACTTTATATTATAAAACCGCATCCAAATACCCTTCTACCCCGCTCTGCAAGTATCCATACCGTCACAGATACGCTCATATCTATACAACTCTCTTCCTCCTTGCGCCAAAGAACACGGCGTACAGAATACAGAAAGCATAATGTCTTCGCAATCGCCCCCAGCCACGTTATTTCGCCTTCTTATCTCATTTCTCACGTTCGAAACTGCCGTCAAAAAAGTTACTCCCGAAAAAACTCCAAATACAGACGACCACAACATGCTATAAGGAACTAACGCCAACGATACCGCGTGACTAGTCAATACGGTAGCTGAAAAACAGCAACACGAACAGCTTTTACGCGTGAGTCGTTCTATTTGCTGACCCGTGTATATAACTGGCGTTAAAAAAGAACACACCATGCTCGGGTATATGTTGTTAAAACAATCGCACAATCCGTCTTTCCATTGCGCGCGCGTTTCATTAGGTCCGCTATTTTCGTTTAATGAAATTACTACCTTATCGTATACATTCTTATTAATAAGAGGATTGCTAAAATCCATAACAGGCGCCGTTTTAAATTCCTGGCTCATATTAATATTAACTTATATTTGTTTTTAAATAATGGCCACTAAACTTATACCGCGATTACACCCCGTCACAGTAACAAAAAACGCGTGGGATAAATTTAGAAACGTCATCAATTCAAACTCGAATTACTTCGCATTCCTTTTCTCTGCAGAGGGAGGAGGATGCAACGGATTCAACTACTCCCTAAAAGCCATAAACCACCACGAATACTCGCGCTTTATCGCCAAAAAACCACCCTCCATCAAAAATGACAATCTCGAACTCATCATCGAACCTTCTTCCGAGCTACTACTGCTCGGAACAACAATCGACTACATTCAACAAGATTACTCCAAAAATATTTACGAAAACAAATTCACATTCAAACCAAAACAAGAATACGCCACAACTTGCGGCTGCGGAACCTCTTTCAGCCCCAAATAATTCACTCCTCTTCTATCACATCCAACTCCTTATTCTGTTCTTCTTCTGGCGGTTTCGCCTTTATCTTAAACCTGTGAGCCGTACCTTCCGCAAAATTCTTATCGCGGTCGTGAAATATCAAATGTATCGGCACGTATTCTTCTTCGCACTCTTTTAATAGTTCATCGTGCGAATCTTTTATCTCTGGTGGAACATTATTTATAGTGACGTAATTACAGTTGCAATCGCCCGTGTCGGAATCGAACGCAATCGCCAGAATCCCCGGACCCGCGTTTGCCGAAGAATGAAGATAAGCCTCTATCAGCTGTGGTATATGCTCGTCAAAATTAGGAGTTTGTTTGCTATCAGTCATTACAAAATTATTATTTCTTTTTTTTAAATGTATTGGTTTTAAGTTGTGATAATATAAAACGTACTACAAATACTGATACGTAAATAAATATTGCCAATAATGACAATGTTATATAGTTGTGATATTTGTAATTAAAAGTTGTACCTGGCTCAACGCTGGTGTCAAGCCCGGTTAATAATAGGTACTTTTTAAAAATATTCGCGAAAATATAGCCAACCGCTCCTAAATCTCCGCCCCACTGTTTATTATTTTCCGTTTTTCCGAAAATTTGATTTATTAACGGCTCTCTATACATTAATTGCCTATTTAAAAACACCAAATTTGATCTAAGATCAATGTCGGTTATTCTACTGTAGTTGGTATTCTTATTCATATCCACAATCCCCTTTTTATTATAAATAACCGCGTGCATACCCACTCCCGATAATAATTTTTTAAAATTCTTGGAATATCCATACGTTAGAAACGGCAGCGCTCCTAATCTTAAAAGCAGGCTCTTGTCGCGATAATCTTGTATCAATCCATACAAACTAGGAACCACATCTGGTTCTAGAATTGCATCAGATATTATGAAATCGTCTTCTAAAACAAGAATTGTTTCGTACCCGTTTTCCATCGCATCATTGAAAACATTACGCAAAGCGTGAAATAGATCTGTGTATGATGTATCAACTCTATCACAAACTTCGTCTTTACAAAACGTCTTCTGACAATTTTTATATCCTTTATTATACATTATCGTAACGTTACTCGACAATTTGTACTTGTTTAATTGTGCGATTGCTTTTTTTTGCCTTTCGACTGCGTTTTCCATGGTGATAACGTATGTCATATCTATAAAAGTATCAAAAATACCTGTTTCCGCGTATTTAAGCTGCTTTCTGTAACAAGCCATATAATTAATATAAAACATCTATTTTAATTAAACAGCTCCCGCATTAATATAACTTTTTTGCTAGAAAAAGTGTTCGCAGTTCATCTAAGTAATGTATGCATTAATATTATTATGGCATTTATCATAATATACGTTCCAATGGCAAAGTATTTATAATTATTAAGTGCCGTTTCGTCTTTACAAAACTTTTTTAATAATGATATTAACACTTGTTTTTTGCCGTAATTGGTGTTTTTATCCATATATATTTCAGTGCAACTCAAATGATAAAAGGCCAGCACAAGCAACACCGACACTATTATTACATATGCAATTTTGTAATTGTAGCTTATCTTCTTATTTGTTAATAATAAATACGTTAACGATACGTTAAATATATTATCGGTTAAATGATCGTATAAATCACCAAAGGCCGTTTCCATCCCGTATTTTCTCGCAAAATTTCCGTCCTGACAATCGAAATAATAAGAAATTAAATAAAAAATACTGGATAATACATACTTTCTTTTTACGTAAAAAAATAACGTTAGAACGGCAAAAATAAGAGAAAATGTAGTCAAAATATTGGGTGTAAAACCTAACTCTTTATAGAAAGGGTTCATTATTTCCACAAAATCTAATATTATATTATCTATGGGATTATCGTATTCTGCTGGTATTTTTCTTCCAGATGTCGTCATTATACATAACTTTTATTTTAATACTCAATCCGAATACGTTTTCACTTTCCTACAATTTACCAAAGACGGCTTAAATTTCACCCTCCTATTCAAAAAGAAAAATACGCACCTCAACTCATTCATCAAAACTCTATACAATTCATGATACGTATTATCAAATTCGAACACCACTATCTTCAATTCATCCGGCAACGAATAGAACCTGTTTTCCATTTAATATATCTTTATATTCAACTTATTTTAATTTTCACAAAAACTAAATCCATGCTTTAATAACTTGACCTTTTTTTCCATATCACATATTTCATTCGGGTTTTTCTTGCAATATTCTTTATTTGTTACACAACTTCTGTAAGTTCCAAATAAAAAATCAGCACCCGGAACTATTATATTGTAATTACCCTTAGCTTCCCCCTTTACCAGATGATGGTAGGCGTGATTCTTAAACCACCAATAAAAATACGGGTTCAACTTGTTGATTTCCAAATCATCCGTCAGATCGTGAAAACTATAATGCAAAAAATCCCACAAAAACTTGTAAAACAATCCAACGGCCAAAGAAATTCCAAACGAATACGTGATTTTACAATCAAATTTAATAATATACATAATAATTCTCTGTACCACCATAAACAATACGCTAACCGCTAGAGTTTCAAAAACCCCAAAATAAAGTCCTACATGCTCTTCTCCCTCTTTTAAAGTCATATCGCTATTAACCTGGTTGTGATGTACAATATGGTTATCTCCAAATATAAACCTACCAAAACTTCCTTCGGTGTTATGCATAATGTACTTATGAATTACCCACTCTCCTATACTCAACGATAAAAGCATTGATAATATCACAATAATCAACTTGATATAATACATATTTAATATTATAATTAGAAAATATTAAATATATCCGCAAACCTCAACCTTATCACCCGTAAATTTAAAAGGCTTCGCACAACCATAAACCAACTCTTCTTTTAACCACCTCTCGCATTCTTGCTGCGAGGCATGCGGAGGTACGAAACGCATCCCGTCTTTAAATACGGCATGTCTAAATATTGTGCACCGTATTTCGTTTCGCGGAACTTGGCACATTTCATTGCAATGCGGGCAGCGAAAATAAAATATGTCTTCCTGCTGGTCGTGGTGTATTTTCCCGTCGCTCAAATCAAAAGTACTCATTATTATATTTTAACTACCTTATTTTTAACACATTACACCCGCAACCAAATCATTACAAATTTAACGATTTAGACAACTTATACAAATTAACCCCCTTCCCCCGCTTTATCAACGACGGATCTTTCAACCAAAGCTCCAATATCTGCGGACACAAGTAATTGCTTTTACAAACGGAAGTCGTGTGATGCAAACTACTCGCCGTGCGGTTTATCGCTTCCAACAACTCCTTTTTCAAATTATTACAACTACATCTGCGAAGATACAACAACAACGTCGTGTTAGCCTTATAGGTTCTTATGTCCTTAGGCGTAAAATCACGCCCAAATATTTCTTTGAACCTATTTCTTAACCTCTCCGCGGTTCCGCCAGGAAACAATCGCTTTTCCCCTTTACTTCTGGCTTCTCTCAGCTTGCATTTAATAAAATCGACATTCGATCCAGGTTTCAACAATACGTCGTGCGAATGTCCAGATTTACCAACAAATCGCAAAGACAATTCGCCTCTTTTATCGCTCTTATACACGTGCTTTGTCAATAAAGTACATACTCCAAAAGTCTCGTTGTCTTCTGCGTACTTGTCGGAACCTACTCTGATATTCGTGGTCATCATCAACTTTATTATATTGTCAATGTCATCCGTCGAAGACGCTTTATTCAACTTTCGCACTTGCTTGGAAAACTTCATTAATCGCTTGAATTTTAACGCGGACGACAATGCACCCCACAGAGGATGGTAAATGTACTGCGAACGCCCCTTAGAATCTCTGCAAATTACCTGAATTCGCGACGTAGGATCTTTATACCGCTTTATAACTTCCCATCCAGGAGGTATAACCAACATTTAACTAAAATAACGGTTTTTATTACGCGCCTTATCGCCGCACGCGTTCTTTGCATCGTAATCCGCCAGAGCTGCCTTTATACTATCCTCCGCTAACATACTACAATGAAGTTTTACCGGAGGCAATCTCAAATGCTTCGATATATCCGCATTCTTTACTTCGCGCGCTTCTTCTGTCGTTTTTCCTATTACGTATTCCGTAACGTAACTGCTCGAAGCGATAGCCGAACCGCACCCGAAAGTTTTAAACTTTGCGTCTTTTATTGTGCCATCTTCCGAAATCTTCAGCGATAGCTTCATGACGTCTCCGCACGCAGGAGAACCGACTAGTCCAACGCCTACGGTTTTATCTTTTCCGTCCATAGAACCGACGTTTTTAGGATTTTCGTAGCGTTCGACTACGGATTTGTGATAACCCCGAACGGGGTTGATTCGAATCTGCGACACTAATAAAGGCTTTTTATCGGGAAAAAGTCTTGTTTTGCTGCTATACAATAATTCTGAAGGAACGTTTCTTTGCAATATCGGGATTCGACGCGGAACGAAGTTCAGCATTAATTAAAGATATCATTGTTATTAAATAAATGATAAATACAACCAGAAAAAGAAAAAATAGAAGTACCAATAAGATTACCGACTATTTTCCCAGTCTTAAAAGACATAAATTCACCCAATATTTAAGCCAACGCCCCTACTCGTGGATTTATCACCACGTACCCCCCGAACTATCTCGACACATTCTAAACTTCCTCTACCCCATTCACCAACCCCCCACTAAACTATTCAAATGGACCAAACATTTCAATAAAAAATGGTGCAAACTATGCGGAGAAATCAGAAAACCATCCGCCCCCGCTTGCTCAATATGCCACAAATTCATGAGATGGACTTGCACGGGATGCAGCACAATACAAATATCCCACACTTGCAGAAAACGAAGTTTTCCCGTAACAGAATCCGACAGCGAATATGAAGGCGATAGCGATTCTTAATACCTGTAGTCATCCGTTATCAAAAATCCTCTAGGCGGCCACCAATTTTCTTCCGGAATCACAACCGATCGCGGTATCCACTCCGATTTCCATTCTTTCGGAACAGACGTTCTTTGGAACAAATAACCTATGCATTTCTGCAAGTCCTTCAAATCATTCTTGAATTTCGACTGAGCATACCCGTAATTTTGACAAAGCGTATCAACACTTTTTGTCAAATATTCGGCCAGCTCGCTCAACTCCACTATTCCACTCAAAGTTTCTACTCTGACCTTGTGAATAACACACCGCGAATCCGCGTCACGCCCAACTTGGGTCGTCGCTATACGCATCTTTTGTATCATATCACCAATAACCGTCGTAAAAGTCTCCAATATACCGTAATACTCCGCGTTAAACCTCCGCTTTTTATCCTTTATCCCCAACTTTTGACCCAACGTCCTCTCGTCTATCGTATTCACTATAAAATCAGACAACAACTTCTTATCCTCCATCTGAATCACATCATCTCTCGGCTGTAACGTTCGCATCTCCACGTCCGCGTAATGGTTTTTCTTCATTAATAACCAATACATAAACGACAAAAATAAACTACCATTGTTATCCGACCTAATCAACGGGTCAGCTTTCGCCGACATCCCGCTATCCCAACCTACCCTAAATATATAATTACACGCATGCGTTATTTCATGCACGCCTACACGACCCCCACAAGGCATATCTTCCGGCTGTCTCGGAATTTCACCCGTGGCGCTTCTATTACGCTGCCACTCAAAATAATGCGGATTGTGAATAACATTGCCTACTATCTCCAACCCAGTTCTCCAACTAAACGGAGTCTGACACATAGTACACCACATCTGATCGCACCCCTCCGTCTTATATATTCGGCACGCGCATTTGGGACAGGGCTTGCACTGCGACATTATTAACGAAAAAGTCGCCACGTCATCTTCCAAACAAACGTGTTCCTCTAGTCGCGCCCTTGTACCTACATTTTTACCGCAATCCTTACAGGTATACGTCTCGCATACCCCGCACTTCCACGCTTGCGACAAAAACCCCTCGCAGCTTTCTAGCGAGCACTTGTGGACGAACACGCTTCTGCTTCTCGCTTCGTTTGAATTGGGATACACTATGCGCTTCATTCTCTTTATTTTAACCATTTTGTGGGAGTTTTTATCAATCCACTCCTGTCTAAGTTTTCGAATTGACTCTTCAAACGCAATCCTATTCTGGGAATACTCCTCTTCTAATATCGGCAAGTCTCGCCGCGCAACAGCAAACTCCTGCGTTTGCGGTATCTTGGACTTCTCCCTCTCCACCAAAACCTTTCGTCTATGCTCTATCAAATTTTTATTGGCAAACGACTGACCCACTGCTTTAAATACAACACTTTGCGACCAACCTATTCGGCAACCCATACAATGCGGATCCTGTAACATATCTTCCGCCGTTAAATAACGACGGACGCATTCTCTGCAAGCATTCAATTCGCACCCCGGACATTCAACTTCTTTCCTCTTTTCCGTCGTGAAATTATTCGCGCAGATGTCACAGCTCATTTTTAATAACACGCGGTTTTTTTTTAAACCTTCTTACCGGCTTACTTTTTTACTTTTGTACCTTCTTGTATCTTCTTATATAATTCCATATAACAAGCCCACGCCTTACCTTTATAAGTATCGTTTGGCGCCCCTGGCGTCTGAATAACGTAAGAATAAGTCTGCGTTTTTCTATTCCTCCAAGCTTTCCGCTTGGAATCCCACGTGACAAAACACCCCGTCGGAACCCAGACGTTTGTGTTCGTGAAAATTTTAGCGCCGTAATCCAATTTTACCAATTTTGGTCTTATAAACATCAGCGAGGACCACAGTGTCTGGTCGTCTTCTCTGTCGCTTTGAATTTTTAACTTGGGTATGGCTTTTCGCCACATTTTGGCCGTGGCAATACCGAGTCCGGCGTTGAGCGCAACCCCGCTTTTGGAATTTTTCGGTGCAACTTTAGTAAACCACTTTACCCACTTCTTATTGTAATAACCCGATTCGTCCAATTCATCGCCGTACTCTTCGTCCTCGTGCCACTTAGTTGTATTTTCGGCTCTTCTCAGTTTTCTACCGCTACGAGCTATTATCTCTCCCGGTCCGTACTCCTTCATCGTATCCACGCAACAACCCACTTCCGAACCAAATACAACAGAATCACCACCCTTAGAAACCTTCTCAAAAGCCGCAACTAATCCTCTGAAATTTCTATTGCACAAGACGTCTCTCGCATCCGTAACCAAAATTATTGCGTTCGGGTCTTTGTCCTCGCAAAATTTATACACCGCCCGCCACTTAGACGAAAATCCCGTCCACTTAGAACCCGCTCCAAGAACAACAGGCTCCGGTAAATTATTCTTTTTGCACGTGTCTTTCAGCTTTTTATAAGAACCTTGGCCTCTAGGATTCGTTTGCGGATGCGTTTCGTAAGTTATCCAATACGCTTGTCTAGACATTTAATCAATACCTACATTTTTATCCGTGAGCCATACACCTTAATCGCCCCAAGTTCCCCTCGCAATAGCTCGCATCCTTTTTCTCATCAACGAGAATACCGTAAGTATTTACGGGCATAGGAAGATCTTGTTTAAATGCGCTGGTAGTTTGCGTTTCAGGAGTTCCGTCTACAGATGCTGGTTTTAGGTTACTCTTTTTCTTTTGGTACTGCTCAAAATCTTCCGATTGCTGGGGCGGGGAGCTTTCGGGTGGAGAATCTTCAACGTAATCTGTCGCAAGAGTCCAAATTACGAAAGTTGCGAATATCAATAGAACAATATACAAATAGTTTTTGGATATAAATTTGGTTGTATCTTTGGCAATTTTGGTAATGTTATTAACAAGACTCATGATTACTATTCTCCAAGATTATTATTTGCATTCACAAGCACATACGTAGTATATTTTAAGTAATTTCGTCTCCTTCTCCTTTTTCCGTAAGTAAGCCATTTGCCTTCAAGATATATCGAGCCCTTTTTCCCGTACATATAATCGTAGGGTTCTGTATGACAATATTCTGCTATTCTATTTATTACATATTTATCCAAATTCCTATGGCCTACACACATCAACAGCGCTCGCATATTTCTTCTATCTTTTTCTGGCCTCCTAATCGAATATTCCATTTTTTTTAGCAATTTGGGACAAATTGAATCCCTTATCAACTCGTCGTAACGACAATTAAACGATAAGTTCATCGCCATAGATTCCATACATTCGCACACATTTTCAGGCCAAGTATTAGCGTACAAAATTACAGAGTTCAAAAAATTAGTTATGTCAAACACCATTTGCGAGTTGTATTCTTCCAATCCCGCGTTAAATTCGGCTTCGCCTTGATTTTCTTCCCTTTCAAACAAACCCTTATTTTCTTCGTACAATCGTCTTCTTTCGGCGGTTGTTTCGATGTTATCCAATAAATTCATTATTGTGTTGCACAACACTTGTTCGTATGCCTTGTTTTCTCTCAGTAATAGCGCCATTTATTATATTAATCTATTATTTCCTTAATTTAATTTATTGTATATTTAATAACTGCAAAAAAAGCTCATTATCAATTAAAATAAAATATACCATTTCCCACAAACCATTGAAAAAATGGAAAATAATATAATTTAAAACAATAAAACGTATTTTAAATTAATATAACAATGCCGTCAAAACTATTCTTACTCGCACTCTGCTCTATTTTTACGCGCGGCTTTGTGCTAACTCCACCCAAATATACCCCCGTTTTACTGAAAAATTCCCCCAAAACATACGAAGTACCCGTTCTCTACGAAGATAAACCCTTCTCCACCTTTATCGTCAAACTATTCAACGGCGAAAAAATATGGTTCAGGGTAAACATCACCGATAAAATAGGACATCTAAAAGCTCTAATCGAAAAACACTACTCCATACCAAACGATAAGAAACCTTACAACATCCAGACAGATTTTCCTCGAAAACCTCTCGACAATCTCGAAATGACCATATTAGACGCCGATATATCGGCTAAACAACTATCATTGAAGTAAATAACTTTAATTTTATTTTAGTTCATTTTATTTCTATGATAAACGCTCTCGTGTGATTCTTGGACCACACCATGCGGTTCGTGGGTAATTGATAACGTCTGCTCTATATCTTCCAATATAGGACAGCAACACTTGCACAACTTTACGCATAGATTTCCCATTTTAGTTTACTTTTATAAATAAGCAGTTATGTTGGCATAAAAGTCAACTTTTCATCTTGATAGTTAAACGCACTTCCTCCGCCTCTTCCCGTGCCGCCGCAATACTTGCACTCTACAATTCTCGTGTTCTCACATTCCCAGCACCCGTTAAAGCACCGCAAACACTCCGTTAATCCCGTTCCGTGGCAAAATTCGCAAGGGACTTCGTTTTTGAACTTATTAGATAAAGCAATACCCACCTTTTCTATGGTTTTTGCTGTATTTATTCTCGCATAAACTGGAGCAACGCTCGGAAATTTATTCCTGTAAAACCCATTCGCCGCCTGAATAACTAGCACTCTCGATATCATTATCGCGTTTACTGTACCAAAAAGGTACCCGCTTTGTCTCTTATTTCACCTTTTACTTTCGCCTTGCAAGGAATATCACAAGAATCAACATAATCCCCATACACACGGAAATTACGACCAACTCGTCCTTATAATCCAACTTTACCCTATTCGGAGGAAACGGAATAGACATCTTACACTCTATATGAGGCTCCTTAAGCGTACATTGGACGAATACCTCGTGGTTTTGGTTTGGAAACCAGTTGTTGTACTTGACCAGTTGCTTGGACATGTTTTCCGAAATGTTCTGCATTATCTTATTTACTTTTGGTTTATTTTGACTGCAATTTTTAAAGGTAAAACGTCCTGGTATTTTTTTGCGGCCTTATTCTCTTTCCATCTCTTCGTTCTCCGCAATTTCTCTATTTACCATTGTTTCATACGCTCTAATACCCATATTTGCGTATTTACAACAGCAACAGCCGCAATTGTTTTCGTCAATAAGAGGTCTGTTATATTCACTTCTACAATAAGAATCCGTTATTTTAAAACACAATATTCCCGCACAATTCATTGCCATTCCTACGTACATTGACAAGCACCAATCTTGGCATCTGCAAGCACTCAAAGTACCAACAACTGAGGGATTGAATACATAAATTATAGAAACACCCGTTACCGCATTGCATCCAATAATTATAAAAGTACTCGTTAGGTATATGCATGAAAAACAACAGTTGTCTATAATAAAGTTTCTCGTCGTTTTTCCCAAACAACATTCTGGATTTTCGGAATTTGTATATTGTTCTATGTTTTCTGGTCTCGTCGTCGATAAGATTTCTTTTCGGCATTGCGGACATTTATTATCAAGTTTTTTCGATATTTGATCCAAACAACTCTCGCACATCTTGTACTGACACGCAGTATCCCCCTCGTCGCCCAAATTATTGCAAGTTTTCAACTCCTTGCATTCTTCCGCGCAGACATTACACTGCTTACGCTCCGCGTTTTTTGCCATTCAAATTTATTGCGTAAAATATCCGTTTAACGTTACGCGCCTTAAAATGACATTAACCCAGCGGTCCGCCGACCACTCTCAAAGCCAAAGGCTTTTTTTATGGTCTTTTTTATATTCAGAAATCGTGCCCTATACCGTTTCTTGCATTCGCCAACTGCATCATTTCACTTTGCATCCTGCTTACCCCTTCAGTCTTAAGCGGCCCATTCGGACGCCGCGGACTCATTATGTGGCTCGGTTCGGGTGGGCGCCGAGGCTCCTTAATATTGATAGGCCAGCAAATGTAACAGATAACGGAACCCATTGTTGTTTAGTTTTTACGTGCTCCAAAAGGAGCCTTTAAAGATTAGTCCATATACGCTGAAGATTTTCGCAAAGGTCTATGTAAGAACCTTCTGGTATGTCGCTTTTCACATTTTCCAAAGTCTCTATGACGGAAACCAACGCGGTTTTTATTCGAATCGTGTTTCTTCTTGTTATTTCTCGATTAGCTAAATTAGAATAGAAGAACAACTCCATTATTTCAAGGCGATTTTGCCAAACATCATCCATCAAATCGTTCTCTGATATGGGAATCAATGGCGGGGGGCCTTCATCATCGGAAGTATCGTATTCTTCGTTATTATTTCGCCTTCTTTCGCATCTAACAGGAGATAATATATGGGCTGGGTCCCGGGATCTACAGCGGACAACGCCGTCAGGTCCCCTTTTAATTATAGACCCATTCCCCACAATATTGCAAAGCTCACAGCGATTAGGCATAACTTATACAAAGTATACTTTTATTTTCTTAGAGTAAAACGCAAAGGTCCTTTTTTAAATAAAAAAAGACCATAGTAATACACTTTAGAAATACACGGCCAATAAGAGCAAACACAGACGAACCCAGACCCGCGAAAATGAATAAGTATCACCCCATATCTAAACTCAAACTCTCCTTGTACGAACACCAAAGAGAATCCCGAAACTTCTTAGCCCAAAAGTTGTTATCCGACAATTGGGCAGGACTTATTCACGACGCAGGCCTCGGAAAAACCACAACCATCATCTCAACGTGGGCCAAGCTCAAAAAGAAAAACACAAATCTTAAACTGATCGTGAGCTGCCCCGCGTGCACCTTAAACGACGTTTGGAACGAACACGTCAATATGTGGCTGGACTCGTCCAAAATATCGGTCCTAATCATCGACAAGGCTTCCAAACTAGACAACCCCAAAAACGACCCCGCAAATTACGACATCACCATCATCACCCGAAACCTAATAACCGTACTTTACAAGAAATACTGGGTCTGGGTCGATAAAAGCGAAGAATACCAAACCGCTAACGGCCAAACCAGATACCGCGGCGCATTCCAATGCAACCCCGGTAAGAATAAAATATGCAGCCTTTTCAAGGTCAAGGAACACGACACACTTTTCGTCATCGACGAAAGCCACTACTTACGAAACTACGGCGCAAAAAAGGTGTGCCTTCAAGCTCATCACCAAATTGCAATACATTGCAAATACTCTATCATAAACACGGCAACCCCCGTTTGTAACAAACCCGAAGACGTAGCGGGTCAGCTCTACGCTATCGGCGTAGATTACAAGGGGGTTACCGAAGAGATACAGGAAATTGCAGACCCCAAGAACTGGAAAATAGGCCAATACGTTATCAACTCCAAAGCGGTAGAGCTATTCAAGGCCAACTGTCATCGCAAAACGGATAAGATACTGAGCCTTCCAGAAATAACTCCTCACAGAAAGGAGTTTGCCATCGATTTGCCCGATAAATACAAAGAGGCATACAACAACTTGCTCCTCGAGGCCAGAGAAATAAGGGTTCTCATGCAGCAAAACGCAAAGGGAGAAGTCGGCATCGACACCCTACGCAAAATGCTGTCGAACCTAAACAGAATGTCTCAAATGGTAATACACACAAAGCTATTCAAACACGGCGCTAAAAACTTGACAGAAAATCACCTCCAACAAATACTACAGAAGCCTTCGCCTATGCTCGTCAAGCTCAGCAAACTCACCAAAAAATTAGCAAAAACAAACAAAAAAATAATCGTTTTCGGACTTCACTCAAATAGCACTATGGCAATTGCCAAAATGCGATTGGAGAACGATTGCCCCGGAACGTACCACATGTACTGCGGTAAGCTTTCTCAAAACCAAAGAAGCGCAATGATTAAAAACTTCCTCGCGCCTTCCGACCACCTAAACGTCCTCTTCATCCAAATGGTCGCGGGCGGCGTGGGACTCAATCTCGTCCCTGGACCCACCGCGGCAATATTCATCCAGCAGTCCTGGAACCCGATGGACCACCTGCAAGCCGCAAAAAGAATACACAGAATCGGACAAAAACAACCCGTCCACATTTACAACCTCGTTTGCAAGGGCACTCCAGACGACGCCATCCTCACTATTCACGAAGACAAGATGCGCGCAGCAGAAGCCGTAACCAGCGAAGAATCCGAACTTCTCACGGAATTGGAAGGACAGTCGTGGAGGACTAAGGGGAGAGCGGTGGATTTGTGCAAACTACTCGAATAAAAGTTAAAGAAGTTAAAAAAGTACAAAATAAAAAAGTTAAAAATGAACCACTTTTAATTCACGTTCGTGCTTTTTATAAATTCGGTCGTGACTACCGCGAATGCTATGGCAGCTCCTCCCCAAAATCCAACACCCGCCGACTCGTAATATTCGTTCAGCTTTTCTCCGAATACGTTGCACTTATATATTATCCAATCCGCAACGTGTCCGACCGAATAACCAGAAACAGCCTTGTAAAATAAAGAATTTGGAGCTATCATATTAGAAATTCGCCCGCAAATTAACGTGGTTAGCCCAGCTTTTACGGCAGCCGATATCATTCCCTCATAATCGAAATATTCTCGCAGAGATGTTATTTCTTCGGGAGAATATTCTAACCGAGAAAGATAATTCAACCCCAAATCGCTAAATACGCCCACCAAAAATAACGTATAGTATTCGTTCATTTATAATAAGGGAACATTTAATTTACATCTGGAATACCCCGTTCTGATTCGACGAGAGGCACAGTCGAAGATATAAGCAGACTTCGGGAATACTCAAAAATATCCCTCAAAAAATCCAAACTAGCTCTGTAAGATTCGTAAATCCCGTTTATAAAACTTATATGCGAATCCATATTTTTTGAACTATCCCTAATTTCTATCAACATTTCCCGCATCTCTCTCAACTCCTCCCTCATAAGTTCTATTTCGCTCATATTTACTTATTAAATCATATTTTATTAACGTAATCCCGCAACGCAGTCATATCACCACTATCCGCTATACCATTCAAATTAGCCCGTATTACCTCAACCTTTCGCCACAACTCCCTAACAGCAACCGCCAACAATAAAGCTAAATACAAAAACCCCACGGCAAAAGCTCTCCACATCCACTTCGTTACAAAAACAAACACATCCTTCACCAGCAACAACAAAATTATAGAAAGAAAAATACTCGCCAAAGAAGCCGAAATAACATAACTCTGAAGCCCAGGCAAAGGAACTTTCACGTCTTCTTCAACTAACCCCAAATCCATTATTAATGGTTAACAATATTTTAAGTTCCTCCCTCTCGGAAAGGAACCCACTTCTCAACGTCCTGAGCCCAACCCAAAAAGGCACCGTCTTCCCGCTCATATACCGTTGTATCAACATTCTTCAAATCTTCCAAATTCAAATTCGCAACCTTCTCCTTCAGAGCCACATTCTCAGCCTCCAATGCATCCACTCGCGCTTTAAGACCTTGAAGCACGTTAAAAAAAGATTCCATCTCCAAATTAACCGGCTCCGCGTGAACTAAATTTTCTTCGGGAACTTTAACTTCGGAAACCCCCGACAAATTGTGACCTTTCAACACGCTCAAATGTTCTACTTCCAATTTCTTAACAGTAAGAGTTTCAAATTTCGATGGTATAACATTACTCACTCTTCTGTTCATTCTTGTTTATCGTTATTTATTGTTATTTATGATCGGCGTTTTTATACAACCAATGCAAGCGCACATTACGGAAACCACAGCGATATCTTATTCGTTATATTAACCACTCTGTCCTTCTCCCTCTTTTTAAAATTGAACGGCACCTTCACAACTATCATCGCAAACCGTTCCTTAAGATTTATAACCAAATCCTTAACATTCATACCGTCCAAATACAACTCCACGTCATCCGACTCAGAATATTTAGGACCCCCCCACGGAGGATCCAAGTACAAAATATCCGCCGTACCCCCATACATAACTATACTACTGTTGTAACACGCAACATTACTCAACCCATAAACTCCCAAGTTATTAACTAGCATCTCGTACCGACCCCGATCAATCTCCCACGCAAAAACTTGAGACGCATACTGCGCAAACTGTATCGTATCTCCGCCCACGCAAGCCGTACCGTCGCACACCGTACCGCACTTTTTACCTTCAGACACCATCAACCACATATTGTATATCGCGTGATGCATCTTCGTCGCGTCCCTTGGACGAGTCACGCTGTACGTTCCCACTTTGTCTATCTGCAGGGCGTCCCAATTAATAACGCACTTGGGAATCACGGGGAAGTGGGTCGTCTTGGGATGCTTTTGGAAGATGAAGCTCTTAAACACCCCGCTAAACTGCCGCTCCTCAGGCAATAAATAAAACGCCTCAGCCTCTGGGTAATCCAGGAAAGAACTGTGCTCCTTCAATACAAAACCCATCAACTCCATTATTCCGCGCAGGTCGCTCCAAATCACGGGATACTCCTCAGACGTTCCAAACGCGTCGAAGTAACTGCTCGAACCTCCGAAATCCGCGTGAAAATTCAACCCCGGAAACCCGTCCTCTCGCTCCCGAATCTTCAGAAACCCGTTGTCAAAAACTCTATCAGCTCCCAACAACTTCCTTATCTCCCCGCCATCGGGATAACTCCCCACAAACGTACCGCCCGGCGCCACCAAACTCGAAACCCACGACAAAAATGTAACCAAGCTCTGCTGCGTCTTACACATATACTGTATCGCAAACTGTATAGATACAGTGTCGTAAAACCACGACGTCTTGGGAAACTTGTCCGACAACGTCACCGTCATCAAATCATCCGCCGCAAGATCCAAAAATTCAAACTGAGCTCGAAGAGGCCTGCTATCCACGTTCTTGAACCGCTCTCTCGCCTGGTCTATAGCAGCAGAATCGTTATCCACAGCCAAAACCGTTTGGTAGCCCGTCTTTTTCCACTTGTGCATGTCTCCGCCTCTGCCGCAGGCTAGTTCCAGCAGCGTTTTTCGGCTGCGGACGTTCCTGTCGTTCAGGCCCGCCAAGTCGTAGGCTTTTTTGTAGAGGCCGCCTTTTATCGTGTTGTGGAACTTTCTGACAGCGACGTGTTTTTCTGCGCTTTCCGATTTTGCCTTTCTGTTTTGCTCACGTTGCGCCTTTAGGAATTTGGGCTCTTCTTTTTTTACCATTCGCTGCGCGATGGCGATGTCCTTAGCGCTTTCTTTTCTCTTCATGTCGACTTGGGAAAATCCCTTAGACGGAGCCATCGGCGCTTCGATGTCAAACTTAAAGTCTCCGAACATTGTTGTTGATTGGCTTTTAACAATACACCGTCTCTTTCCTTTAAGACCCTACCTCAAGGTACTTTTATCTCACCCAACAAAAATATCGGCATCCACCGCGTGGATACCTTATTTCCGTCATAAATTATCGTCTAATTCGAGTAAGCAAGACCACCACGCCCGCTCACTATCTTCAACACGTTGTAACTCACCGCATAAGCGTACAAATGCAACTTATTATCGGTCTGCCACGTTGGTTGTGTTACTGTGCCCTTGGCCGTCAAGCCGCTGCCCGTGAAGGTAAAACCCCCCAATTGTGATTGAGAGGCGCCGAGGTCATCCCCAGGATTCTCCATGGAGTAATAAGGAACTCTCGGACCAATATTTGCTACGCTGGGGTCCGCGACATATTGCATGGGGGATAGAAATTTTTTTAGATTTAATTCTAAGTAAGCGTTGTCTATTCTTGAAAAGTTACACGTTCCAGAAGGTTGGAACTCTTCGGGACGAAGAGCAAACGAATACACGTAAATGGGAACGTCTGGAACACCTCCGTGGAACTGATAAGGTTGAACTCTTCTAAAATAGGAGCCTGGTCTCGTAGAAAATCTATCGTGACCGTTAATTTGTAACTTTGCATCTTTCATCCACTCGTAAATGTCTGTCTCTGTCTCTTTTGTAATTTCACCAAAGTTACCCCATCTGTATTTAACTTGATTACTCACATCATCATCCGCGCCAGTGTTAAACCCTGAACGATGAGCGAGATTGTATGAGAAATTAAACGCTTCTCCAGCACCAAAAGTAATATAGGCTCCTTCTGGCGGTTCAAATACCCAAATTAGCTCTTTAACGGGATGGTTGAAATTTAAGCGCATTCTGTGGGAATAACTTGTTAGCGTCTCTTTTCCGTGAATTTGGAGCTGGTCTATCAAATACTCGTGCGACATTTGAGCAAAGCGTTTGCGTTCTTCAGTATCTAAATAGATGTAATCGACGTACAGATTTGCAGTAAATTCTCTGCCTGCTGTTTGTAAATCCGTTTTCCAGCTATTTGCAATAGAAGCATGGGAAGCATCCACAGTGGTTGGATCTCCGTGTCCTGTGGCGATATAAGGTCCCCCCTCTTCTAATGATGATAAAGCACTTGCGTCCCAGCCTGCTGAAGAGGCGTTGAGGGGCCACACAACTAATTTACCAAGATCTTCAAAGTTAAATATTACCTTAACCTCGTGATACTGCAAAGCAATCAACGGCAAAGATAACCCTGGATTTCTATTGAACCAAAATTGAAGCGGTATGTAAAGAGTCTGCTCGCCATCTATCGAACCAGTAGGTTTCCAACCAGGTCCTCCGGTATCGGAAAGATTCGGATATCCCACCATTTCATCGTAAGCCTTTTTCATCGAGTCGTCGTGGGTAAGCTGGTTCCATATTTCAAACCAGCGCCCGTTGTGTTCGTCTATGGTGTCGCCTCCCAAGTTGATGCGAACGCTTTTAATAAGGCGGTGACCCACGTGATCAATCCACCTGCAATCAGTTGGCAATTGCGGAAGAGTGACCTGAAGGATCATGCTGTTGACGAGATCGCCGTTTCTGCTGATTGTGCAGGAAAGGTCGCTTTTGCCGAATCCGACTTTTCCCGAGAATTGCTGTTGAATGGATTCCATGGAGAAGTTGGTGTGTCTTCTGTAGACGACCTTGAAGAATGTGATTTGGGGATCTCCAGTTAAATATACGTCTTGAGCTCCGTAAGCAGCGATTTGTAGTAATCCACCTCCCATTATTATTTATCAGTTTAATAAAGGACGAGATTTATTTTTATCGAAACGTCCGAATATTTCAAGTAATTTTCCTATATATATAATAAAGAATGACATCCTTCAGTAATAAAGTACTTTACAGCAAAGGTCACCTACAACATCACAGCATTACCATAACTGGAGCTCAAAACGAATTCGAAAAAACAATAGTACTCGACGTTCCCATTTACAACGTGATATCTGTCGAAGCCGTTCAAGGAATCGTACACGGAGATGCTGCTGAGATTGAATGGATAAAAATAAGGTGCCCCCAAGTAGAAAGAAGACTAGAAGGAAAAATCGGGACCGGCTACGATACGGGACTTGCAGTTGTAAATGCGGGAGTCGTATTTGGAGCGACGCACGGAGTCCGGTATTTTTCGAAACCTAAAGATAAATATTCGGATTTGACGATATCCCTGGAATTGCTGAGTTCTTCGCAATCAAATAAAACAACCTTAACTATGGAAAAACCTTGGGTAATAGAATTAGACATCATATCGGTAGCGGTGGCTACACACACTGACTGGAGAAATATACCCACACCCGCAGACGACCCAGAAGATGCAAACAACGACAAAACGCACGATTATTTGCACAAACCCGAAACGATGGTCGTGTCTATACCTTCAGACCTGAATAAAAAGAAAAAGAAGAAATCAAAAAAAAAACAAACCTCCGATAAAGCCCCAGAACCTTTCGATAGCAAAAGCAGTTTGTCACGTAGTTCCGTTGTAAAAGGTTCGCTAGGTGTTTTGGGGCTGGGTGCTGCGATGGCATTAGGGTTGAAGTTTAAATAAATGCGAAATAAAAGTAAATTACAGCCAAAAAATTCTAACCAACTTAGGTTTAAGGGACATACTGTCCCGTTTCCTTATAAATAACTGATCCAGCATATTCTTGTTTTTTTTTGTGTCGTTGTAACCTTCCGCGTATAATTTTTTAATATTAGAGGCGTTAAAATCTAACAAATTTTCCAGATCGTATTTCTTGCCCCAAATATCCGGCGAAAAATTAAGAATGGCGTTCTTTCTTACCAACTTGCCTTCGCCCCATATGGCTCCATCCAACGATAAAACATCTTTATAGTTTGTGGCAATATTACCAGAAAGTATAGGAATGTGACTCGAAGCTATACAAGCATCTACGACGTCTTCCTTATTGTTAAAGTCGGTCACGTATTTTTTTTTGGGAAAAGGCGTAAGCTGCGTAATTCCTATTTTCAACCTGGAATAGTCAATGTCAAAGTCTTCGTTCAAAATGATATTCTTCGCTAATTCCGAACCTTTAGTCCAGAAATTATTATCATCTATCGAACCTTCCGTAAGACCTTCTATGACATTATCCATTTGTAGACTCGTTATGTTTGAAGCCAAAAACATAGAACACCAACTCCCAGCGCTTATGCCTGAAAAATCGTAGTGCGACATTTCGTACTGCTCTTTTAAAAACTTAGAAATACCTGCCTGATAAAATACGCCGAGGGCGCCAGATGTAAAGTGTATTTCTCCTTCTATATTGTACGACCTTACTTGTCGCGGGTTAAATAAGTTTTCTCCTAAAAACAAAAAAAGCGAAGTTAGCCTTTTAATTAGCATTTAGTTTTTAAACAATAACTTTATTTAACTTTTGAAACGACACCTGGCGGAAACCACGACCAATAAAAACGCAGTGACGTTTCTTTCATTGGTCTATAATCAATTTTCGTGCAATTTGCCTTTTTGTTAACGCACTCGAGGGCCCTTTTTAATTCTAAAGAGGAAATATCCCGTGAGCCTAACCACCCAGGCGACTGTAAAATCTGATTTATCTTAAAATGTTTAGACGCGGGTTCTATCTCGGCTGCCACAATAAAAAGCGTCTCTGGTATTTTTTGTTTGATTTTTCTGGGCTGCCACGAAAGATAAAGGTCGTTTTCGGACCTGTGATTGTTTAGATATCTTTCGAAATCGTTAATACCGTCGTATAAATGGGCGTACGAATCTATTCTGTATTTTCTATAATCGAGGTTATCATTTCCGATTAATGATATAGGTGGAATCGAAGATGACAATATATCTACCCAAGATTTGCTTATTGTAGAAGCTTGAGAGGGTGTTATTTTATACAAATCATTTTCGGGGTCCGAGATGTATCTCGATTTTACAAAATTACCGCCTCCACTCATTGAAGTGTAAGAATTCACAATTGGCAATAATATACCCAATAGCGAATAGATAAAGTGCATCATTAAGAAAAACAAAGATATTATAATAAAATATACACCTCTTTAGGTAAAATAACATTATCTACCCAGTCTTATCTCTCAAATTAATCTTCTTTTCCGACGACGCGATAAAGATAAATATTGTCAATAAAAAAAACATCAGGACTTGAGCCATCACCCCGAAACCTTCAACAATTCCGTCTTCATCAAATTCATTCGATATTTTCAAATCTTCGGCGTTTATAACCAACTGCCCATTCGTATTTATAAAATTCAATAACGATGGCACTACCAAATCCGTTACAAACGTCGTAACGAGATTTAACGTCCTCATAAATAAATCCGTTTTGTTTGCTATATCACTTGCGTAAGTATACCAAAAGTTCTGCCAACCTAAAAGAATGTTCAAAAATATCACTGTACCGTTAAATCTCGCACGTGTCATATTATTTCCGTAAAACAAATACGGTACAACCGAACTCGGCCTTCTATCAGAATCTAACAGACGAATGGACCCTGTTTGCCCCGGCTCGCGTATCAAATTCACCCTGGATTCCGTGCCATTTAATATATAAATAGCCAGTATTCCTATTATCACAAGTGATATATGCAAACTGATCTGTGATTTAAACGTAAAAATGCTAATTAAACTAAAAATTAAGATGCATATCTGAATTGCCAGCAAAACCCCCATCCCTTTTCCGGTGGTATTTATTGACAGAGACCCTTGTATTTCGCTCGTATCTATATCAGCATCCTCTATTCGTGGGTATTTTTTAATCAAATACGAAGACCACAATATCAGACCCAACATTAAACTAAACACTACGATGTTGTAATTACCCGATTTGTAGCATTTTACACATTTCGAGCCAAAAAGGATAGAAGAACTAGAATAAAGTACAAAAACATCCGCAACCATCGCTGCAATCCCCGTTATTGTCGAATTAATTCTCCCCGTTTGACCTGTCACGAACGATGTTTCTTTACCTCCCCAATTGTACTTATCTTCTTCCGTAAATCTGGTAATATCGTTCGTTAAACTCACCCAATCAAATAAGTAACCCAAAATAGCAATAAATAACACAATTCTCGAATCAATAAAACCCCCACCCCTAGCTTTCTTAAAATAATAACCAAGAGAAATTAAACAGAATATTATAGCCCCCGCCGTTATCGCAACACTGTGCTCTCTGTACCAGTCTTCGTCAAAACTTTCGTCCCAAAACGAAAGGGAAAATATCCCAATCGTAATCACAAATATCACCGCACAATACGCTACCAAATTTGCCGACTTATTAACTTCCCCCATATTTACACATTAATCTACATTATTTTTCCTACAACGATGACAAGTCATCCTTCCACAAATCACTCGGAACTTTACCTTTGAACACCTTCGCAAACTCCTCCTTTTTATCTATCTCCCCCTGCAAAGCTGTGACCTTCTCCTCGCTCATGCTTATCATCTTCATATCCAACAGATACGAATACTCCCCGTACTCGTAATACTTGTTCCGCTTCAAATACGACACTATGTCTTGCCGCTTCATCTTCATCATGTTTAGACTGCCTTCGCTGACGGCTCGGATAAACTTGATGCGTGATTTCGCAATCTCTATCTCCTTCGCCGTTCTATCCGCAATATACTTGTAGCGCAGCGTGTAGAAGTGAGATCGCACTCTGTAAAATTCCAACAGAATATCCTTGGGAGATTCCATATACCTTATCTCTCCGCCTGGACTTATCACGTACATGTTCGTGGCATTCAGAGTGCTCGTCAATTTCATATACTCCTCCATCGCATTCTCGTTCTCTACTCGCTCGAACTGAGCCAACACCCCACGCTCGAAATACACTTGTATTTTAACCTGGTGCTCTCCAGAATAATCGTCGTATCTCGATATCTTACCTTCCGATTCCATCTTCTTCAGCAGCTCGATGTAATCATCCGTCCAAGTACCTATCGGCAGATCCGTTATCTCAATAGAATCCGCACCTATCTTGTGCCAACACCCGACCGTTAGCCACTTATTTTTAGACTTTTCGTATATGTCACCCGTAAAACCATTATACCACGGTGTCATATTCGACAACCCATCCACCTTGGTTTCGTCGCCATCCACCGCTATCAACTGCAGCAACAACGCCTTCAACTCGCTCGGATTGAAACACGGACAATCCGTACTAAACCCCGTCGCTATACCCTTGAAGCCATTCACCAAAGCCAACGGCAACACCGGAACATAATACGTGGGCTCTATCGATTGGCCGTCGTCATCCAGATATTTCAGCGCAATCTCGTCGTTCTTGTCAAACAACGACTGGGCGTTTTCGCTCAGATGCGTAAATATGTACCTAGGAGACGCGGAATCCTTGCCGCCCTTGATCCGAGTGCCAAACTGACCCGCCGGCTGAAGAAGATTCATATTCTTCGAACCCACAAAGTTTTGAGCCATTCCAACGATAGTCTCGTTCAGGCTCATCTCGCCGTGATGATAAGCTGCATGCTCGCTGATGTAACCGGCAAGCTGCGCCACCTTTATCTCCGTGCGCAGGTTTCGCTTAAAACATCCGAACAACACCTTGCGCTGAGAAGGTTTGAGACCATCTACGACGCTCGGTATGGCTCGCCTGACCGCCGTGTTCGCAAATATCACCAGCTCCTCGTCCACAAAACGGGTCGCCGTGAAATGCTTGTTTTTGTAATTCACTTCCACGGGATTAGCCAGAGACTCTCGAATCCAGTCCTTGCGGCTATCGGAATAATCCTTCGACGGACCAAACGCCTTGATTATCGCTTGATCGTCCGCGTCGCACGATATCCGATAGTCCAAAACTTGCATCTTCTTGAAATACTCCTTAGCCTCCACCGAAGTGCTCGTTCCCAACCCCTTGTAATATTTCACGTTGTAGCCCGCGCCACCGTTCGTCTGCTCCTTCCACGTGGCGTAATCGGCCGTGTTGTAAAATTCCAGAATTTCTCGACCCCGCCTCGCCTTAACAATAGGCGTCAGCATTGCCGTGACAAACCCTTGGACCTTCAACAACTCCGGCCAAAAACTGTGGATAAAGTTTATCAGCAGACCCTTTATGTGAAAACCGTCGTCGTCCTGGTCCGTCATCACCATAATCTTACCGTATCTCAGACCCGCAACTCCATGCACGTACTTCTTGCCAAACTGGAGACCCAATATGCGAACGATCGCCTGAATCTCCGCGTTATCAGACAACTTCTTCGCAGTCACGTCCCGCGTATTCAGCAACTTACCCTTCAGGGGAAATACGCCGTAGTAGTCCCGCATACGAGACTCCAAACCCGAAATGGCCATCGACTTCGCGCTATCTCCCTCCGTCAAAATCAACGTACACTTTGCAGACTCAGCCATGCTGTTGCCCGCCTTGTTCGCATCGTTCAACTTCGGAATATCCGTCAATCGCCCTCGCTTCGCCTTGGGAGTCCGCAACGTCTTCATCTCTCGCGCCTTCGCCGTCGCCAGCACGGCATCCATAATTCCCAGCTTCTCAACCCGCTTAACGAAAGGTTCTTCCAGGGGCCACCTGTTTCTAAAATCTTTCCACGGAGTTATCAGCTGATCCTTACTTTGACTGCTGAACTTCGGATTTGGCACCGTCGTATTAACAAACACCATCAGCTGCGCCTCCACCAACTTACCTGGAACCGTCAAATCCTTGTGCTTTGCCGCCAGATTCTCGCCTATCTTCTTGCAAAGGGGACGCGTCACGAGATCGACGTGGGTACCTCCGTCTCGAGTGTGACAACCGTTGACCGTGGATATTTGAACGAAATCGTCGTAAGGATTTGCCGCTATGCAAACCTGCCAATCGTCCATTACCGCAAAGGCCCTCGGCACCGCTTTCTTGTCACGCCCTAGATAAAGATCCACGTAATCTTCGAACGTTCGCGTCGAGATCTTCTTTCCGTTTATGCTGACGGTCACCTGCTTTCCGCACAGCCCCGATATTTCCGTGGCTCTCTGCTCCAGAACCTTCTGCGTGCTGTTGCTCGACATATTCACCATGTCGAATCTGGCGAAATCTGGCTTAGCCGTTATTTTTACGTACTCCCGCGCTGACTTGGTCTTCTTGATCTTGGGCGCCGTGCGTTCCGCCATATTGTTGCGCCAAACTTGAACGTACTCCTCGCCGTTATTGACGATTTTCACTTCAAACTCTTTGCTAAATATGTTAGCCGCTTTCGCTCCAATACCATTCGTACCCGCCCCTTCGCGTTGCTCCGTATCGTCGTAATTCGAACTCGTCAGCATCTTCCCAAACAAAAATTCAGGAAGATAACAATTCCCCACTCGATGCTCCACCAACTGTATTCCACGCCCGTTGTTCTCGACCACAAACCCTTCGTCACTAAAGGTAACCTTACACTCAGTCAGCGTGTCGTCACGTTTCGCCTCGTCTAAGACGTTCGTGATCAACTCGTCGAACAGCTTGCATATACCTGGATTGTACGTTAGGTCCTTGAACACCATCTTTTTCTCCGCTTCGTCATACACCCAACACGACTTTTGAACGTTGGACATGTCGCCAATGTACATTCCAGACCTGTTGAGAACATGCTCTCGGGGAGTAAAAGAACGGTACTGATCTTCTACGGTACGCTTCTTCGGTGGCATCTTGTTTTAATTGTTACAAGTACTGTTCTTTTAAACCTCTTAAATTCTCGGGGTCCCCCCCCAGGGTATTTTTTGCAGCGGTCATTCGTACCGTATGTTCCACGTAGAAAACGGGGCATCGTACAATATTTCTTCCGCGCTCGCGTCAAACGTCAGATTCGAAAGCTTGTACCAGTTCATCGCGTAACTCGTGCCCACCATGTAACGCGCTTTTCCCGACGGGTTTTTGGTTCCTCTGTGCCAAGTGCGCTTGTCTCTGATTATCACGCTGCCTTTTGGGAAATTGCACCTTTGCGATTCTCCTATGTACTTGTCTTCTATTTCTCCATCTTCGCCCATTTCGAAATACGTGTTCAAATGACTCCCTGGAACCATATCCAAGCTGCCGTTAGACTCGTCGGTGTCCTGCAAATAAGTATTAACTATTATTTGAACCGGCGGCCCTGGAGAGCCAAAATCCCGTATCGTGCTTATCGGATGAAAATGCGTGCAATCCATATGAAATGGCTGGTCTCGAGAAGCTCTATTCGCATTGCACGTGTAAGAATACAAGTAGTAACTTTTACCAAACACTTCTCGCAAAATACCGTGAATCTTATCGTTTAACACTATTTCTTCCGGAATATCCGCCCCCTTACTCGGCAACCGCAACTGATCATGCCCTTTTATATAATTATACGGCAAATCTCCACTTTCTTCAATACTTTTATTCAAATACGCCGCCAACTTATCACAGGTCTCGGCGCTTATTAACGAAGGTAACACCGTATATCCGTTCTTATACAGGTCTTGTATAGACATTGTATAAGAATGAATTTATATCTTTATTTGTTTTAAACACTAAAAAAATAGGTAAGTTCGCTCAACCTCTTCGAATCGTTCATCTGGCTTATTGTTGAAAAATCTCCAATGTACCTGTACTTTTCCCCGACTTTTACAAAGAATTGCGGATATTCGTACCGCCTTTTGCAAATGTCAAACAAATTCTCCCTCAACGCCAAATTATCTTCTTGCGACCCGTCTATTTCTACAATTTGTATTTTGTTTATATCAAATATCAACCTCGTCTCTTCCTGCTTTTTTTTTACCCCCTTCAAATGAGAGACACTAGTATAAAGCATTATTACGCTCATTACTTTGTATTTTACTACAAACTTAGTTTTAAATATCCCATTCGCACTCGTTAATCTCTTTATTCTAAGATCCCGTTTATTTTCAATATTTTAAGAGCAACAAAAACTTTTATTGCAAATATAACTTCTTTTTTTAACACCCGCGGCTTATCCGTTTCCTGGCAACACGCGCAAGATTGACCTGCCATATTAGTCGCCCATCCTTGACCAGGTCTAATCATTTAATTATAACCCTATTTTAAATATTTACTGTTATTAAAATGAACGACGACATCCGTTTAATAAAAAAAAATCGCAGACTCCAAAAGAAATTGGAATCTAACAGAAGTTGACCTACTTTACAACGTATATCGCCTAAACAAATTCGGCGGGCAATCAGATAAACCATTAGAAATAGGTGACATCGTAGTATTTACAGATAACGAATATTACACAGGCTATTACAAAATTCTTGGTGTTCGGCCACACAGTGGAGAAAAAACATACGAAATCCAACCTTTCTTGCAGGGAGAAGACGAAGAATTAGATACTTTAAATGCTTACGTAAGCGACATACAATGGGTTAAAGAAGATATGCAACGAGAACTCGAGAGGAAGGCAAGCGAGATCGAGGCGCAAAAGGCAAGCGAGATCAATGCGCAAACAGCTCGCGACATGCAGTCCTCTCCCAGCTACCGGGGTGACGTTTATTCAGCATCAAGGCAACTTTTTTAACAATAAAAAATATTAAAGACTTTAAAGATTTTAAAGATATAAATGAAAAATCTCCTATTCTTTATTTTACCTTTTTTACATAATATTAAAAAGGGAAACTTGACAATAATGCGCAATTACGCTTGCATAGAAGACGAAGACATGTGCGTAATAGAAGTCGTCAGCAATTACGATAAACCATCCATTCTCAAAAAATACCTCTCCGAAGAAATAATCAACGATTACGAAGAATGCATACTCTCTTCCAACGAAGCTTGCGAAGCATACTGGTACATAGACGAAAATTACACTCAATGGAAAATAGATAACGGATCCCTCAGCTACTTAGATAAAAATCCCTTAAAATGGATACACATTAAAGACTAACACAACAAAAACAACAAACAATAAAATCATATCACTAAATCACTTAAACATATTTAAACACAAGCTCAATGTTTATACCAACATGAGCGATTTTACTTCCAACGCCAACAGAAAAGATCACATCTCCATCGTCGTGTGCGGCCACGTAGACGCTGGCAAATCCACCACAACGGGACACCTCCTATTCAAACTCGGTGGCATTTCCGAAAGACAAATGGAAAAACTACAGGCCGAAGCCGACCTACAAGGCAAAAGCTCTTTCGCTTTCGCCTTCTACATGGACAGCCAAAAAGAAGAACGCGAAAGAGGCGTAACCATCAACTGCAACACTAAAGAATTCTTTACCGACAAATACCACTACACCATCGTCGACGCGCCAGGCCACAGAGATTACGTTAAAAATATGATAACGGGCGCGGGCCAAGCCGACGTCGGTCTTCTCCTCGTTCCCGCAGAAGCAGGAGGCTTCGAAACGGCCATTGCGAAGGGCAATCACGCGAGCGGCGAGGTTCAGGGCCAAACTCGGCAGCACGCCAGACTTTTGGCGCTGTTGGGCGTGGATCAAATCATCGTGGGAATAAACAAAATGGACGCGTGTAACTGGTCCGAGGACCGTTTTAACGAGATTAAAACTGAAATGACGGGTATGCTCCAGCAAGCTGGTTTTAAACCCAAGAAGATCCCCTTTATCCCGTATTCTGGGTTTGAAGGTGAAAATCTAATAGACCCCACCGACAAAATGCCGTGGTACAAGGGCTGGGAGGCCAATCTTAACCCCACAACCAAAGTATCGGGACAAACGATAAAAGATGCCCTCGATAAATTGGTTCAGCCCCCCAAAAGAAACGCAGAAGGCGCCGTCCGCATTCCCGTCAGCGGTATTTACAACATTAAGGGTGTCGGTACCATCGTTGCTGGCCGCATCGAACAGGGCACCATTAAGCCAGGCGACGAGATTGGATTTATGCCTTCTGGTGTCACGGGATGCAAGATATTTTCTATAGAAATGCATCACAAGAAATACGAACAAGCCGTTCCAGGCGACAACGTGGGTATGTCGATAAAGGGATTGGTTAAAGATAATATGCCAAAATCAGGGGATATTATCTATAAGATAAAGGATGGGGCGTGCAACGCCGTAAAGCAATTTACGGCTCAAGTAGCGGTCCAAGAGCACCCGGGGCAGTTAAAGCCTGGGTTTGCTCCGATCATTCACGTTCGTTCGTCGAAGGTTGCCTGCAAAATGACCAAGATAAACTGGAAGATGGGCAAAAAAACCGGAAACCAAAAGCAAGATAACCCTCCTCACTTGGAGGCTGGAGAATCTGCCGAAGTGGTATTCGAGCCAACTAAGCCTTTTTATATTGAACCTTTTACTAAATGCGCGGGTCTAGGTAGATTTGCGGCTATGGATTCTAATTCTCTCGTGATGTTGGGTAAAGTGACAGAAACAATAGACGTCTAAATCACTTTTTTTTTAATTTACCGCGAAACATTTTAGACCACAATTTAGTGGTAGTGTTTATGATAAAATTAACCATCTTTTGCGGGTAAGTTTTAGGATTTAACGCGTACAAAAACGCCTTTCTCGCCAATCTGTTGTAATTTACATTCAAGAACCTGAATAACCTCACCGCAAACATCGGACACCTCGAAGGATAAGAAATATAGTGCAATTTCAACACGTACCTTTTTGCATCCTGACTCGGCTTAAATCCATCCTTTATTTTTATGTAATGCAAATCTCTATTGTAATCTATCGCAACGGCCTGACCTTCTTTCATTCTGTGCGCTTCTTCTTTTATAACCGTCTCCGTTTCCGTTTCGTTACAAATTGTAATTATACATCTAAACAGTGTCAGTTTTGGTATCATTCCAAATGGCCCATCTATGTGTTCTGTTTCAAATACAGCATCCGACCCCGCTTTGCTGCCGGTGCCTCGGTGTTTTGCGCAATACACCTCGTTCATTTCTGTAACTGGCATTATTAGATTTTTGCTCGAAGATAAGTTAAGAAGGTGAGACGTTATATTTTTGGAATTTTTTACGTTTTCTATGTATTTTTTTATATATTTTGGGACCTGCTTTTCGAATACGTGTGTCGTAGTCGTCTGCGAGGGACCCAAATCGACGTCTATGTAGTTTTTTATTATAGCTAAATCACTTTCCAGAGTTCCTTCTAAACTTATCATTATTAATTTATTAATTTATTAATTTATTAATTTTGATAATTTTATTAATTTTAAATCAATCCGCTTTTTATTAAATTATATCCCCCCGCATACAAATTCGCTTCGAACACCTTCGCATTCTCTATTTCTTCAAACACCGATGGAAGAAGCTCCTTAATAACCATACGATGCGTAACCAACAATATGTGCTGTTCGGGTCTCGCCTTCAACCACTCTATAAGTCTATCGTGCATAAAATTCACCTTTTTCGCACCCTTGACCGAACCTCGCTCCTCATCCTTCGCTTCGTCCGATATTAAACTTAAATCCATATCCCCAAACCCCCCGCATTTTAATAGCTTTTTATCCCTCAACAACTCCCGCTTAGCCCTCACGCAATTTTCGGGAAGCTTGTTACCCCCCATCTCTCTCAATCCGGGATGACAGATCACGGGAATGTCAAAACCTTCAAATGCTAATAGCGCCGTTTGTATGGAGCGCGTAAGAGGCGACACGACTATTAATTCTGGCAACTCGTCTTCTCCGTTCCACGCTGTTTTTGCCTGAAATTCACCGAATTTCGTTATGTGACAGTCTAATAGTGCGTTATCGGTTCGAGACATGCCCATTTTTTTGCAATCTTGCGCTTC